TTTTAAAATTTTTATATTCACATAGATGGGGATGATGGGATTTAGGGTTCTGATTTTGTTTTTGAGAGAATGAAGGAATTTGAGATTGTGGGCGATTATCGGGAAAAATAGAATCTTTCCGCTGTCATTCCCGCGCAGGCGGGAATCTAGGTCTGTCGGTGCGGAAACTTATCGGGTAAAACGGTTTCTTGAGATTTTGCGTCCTGGATTCCCACTTTCGTGGGAATGACGGCAGAGCGGATTCTGTTGCTCCCGATAAATGCCGCAACCTCAAATCCCGTCATTCCCGCGCAGGCGGGAATCTAGGTCTGTCGGCACGGAAACTTATCGGGTAAAACGGTTTCTTGAGATTTTGCGTCCTAGATTCCCACTTTCGTGGGAATGACGTGGTGCAGGTTTCCGTATGGATGGATTCGTCATTCCCGCGCAGATGATATGTTGCCCGTCAACACAAAATAAAAAACAAAGTTGCAATATACTGATTTATATTGTTATTTTTATTTACGTTTATTTACGATATGCAAATGCACGGTTACACAAATATATTCGCGTAACCGTTTAATTTTGTTGAATTTTATTGATTCAATCGGTGTCTTTCCGCATCGTAAGGCTGGCCGGTTTTAACAATGTAATAGGCGAGCTTCGCCAGTTTGCGCATGATGGCAACGATGATTACCATCTTTGGCTTACCCGCTTTTTTCAGATTATTTATTAATTTCGGAAATGCGTTAAAACGGTAAGCACAAAGGGCGGGCATATACAGCGTACTTTTTAATCGTCTGTTTCCGTATCGGCTCAATCTGCCCCGACCTCTTACGCTTGTCCCTGATTGTATGATGGCGGGACTTAATCCGGCATAGGATACAAACTGGTTTGCGGTTTTAAAATGTTTTTCTGTCAGTTGCGCATAAAGAACTGATGCGGTGTCTTTGCCTATGCTCGGGATGGTTTGAAGATTGCGGTAATGGTTATTGTCCGTTTGTTTTTTGATTTGTTCGGATATGGCTATTTTTACCTGTTCCATCTTGTCCTGTATGGTATCTATCAAGTCTTGATGTATGTTCCTTATGAAGTCTTCTTCAGTGCTATGAAGACGGTTTTTAATTTGCTTCTGATGTTGATGTAATTGATTTTTAAGGTTAATCAGTTTTTGCAGTGCTTTGTTTTTGGGTATCTGATACGGTATCAATGTATCTTGATGCCTTTTTATGTAGTCTGCTATCAGGTTTGAATCTGCTTTGTCGGTTTTGGTACGGTTAAACCTGCTTTTTCCGTAGTCCTTGATTTTTAAGGGATTAATAACGTAAACAGTATAGTAGGAAGAAAGCATATCTGCTGCCTTTTCGTAATAGATGCCTGTTGCCTCCATGCCGATATAGGCTTTTCTGATTCTGTTTCCCTTTATCCACAATCTAAACTGTTTTAATCCATCATCATTATTCTTAAATTTAATGTAATGGATACTTCCGTTTGTTTTATGCAATGTTGCGTCTATGGTGTCCTTTGAGATGTCCAGCCCGATTATATTCATTGGTATTTTCCTTATTTATACAGCCTTGATACGGCTAGGATGATATTCAATTTTGAGGATGGATAAAGGCAGCCGGCATTTCTACGCGTCTGTTTTGATACATTGCGGGATTTGCTGCCTGACTGCCTTAGCCTTTGCTTTGCGCGAAACAAAGACCCGTAAGCCGTCTATATTCAAACGGTTTATGGGTCTTTTTTCTCTCTTGCCGTTTTCTTCAGTTTGCCGATCCGACCACGCCCCCGCCGATTCCTTCAAACGGTTTTCCTCGCTCCTGCCAATTATCATACATAAGATTTTGCAGCGGCTTTCCGCCCAACGTGGCAACTTGCGCCCTGTCCGAATGTTGCTGTGCGCTTTGCCGAACTTCCTGCCCTTGGCTTTCTTCTTTGTATGGGTTAAACGGCAAGCCGTTTTTTACATAGTCCTTGCACATCAACTCCGTCACTTCTTTCAATGCTGTCCCTTGATGCGAATAGCAGGTGCATCCGGTTCTTCCGCCTTGTACACAACCTGCTATATATTCAAAGGTTTTTACCTGCCTTACACCGTTATAAATCGGCTTGCTTTCGGGTTTTTCCGTCAATGTCGGGACAAACATATCTGCGGTAAGGTTGCCGTTATTTACCGGCTCGCCTTCTGTTTTATCCGGAAGTACTGCCTGCTGTTCTGTTGCCGCCGATTCTTGTGCTGCGGGTTCTTCCTGTTTTTTTCCGTAACTGCTCAACATTTTATAGGACAGGCCGACAAACACGGGAATCAGCAATACTATTACTGGCAGAGTGTAAAACCACTTTGACCGCTTGACCTTATTTACGGTATGAACTTCCGCTGATTCGTACAAGTCATAAACTTTTTTATCCAGTGTATAGATACTGGAGAATGCGCTTGATGCCATTTTTACGGGATCGTCCGCGCATATTTTCCATTCTAAAAGCGTACGCATACCCATCTTGTTTGAAGCGATGTGGTAATGTTTCCGTACAAGCGTTCTAAGATTTTGATCTAGAAGCTTAGGGCCTTGAGTCAAAACAAATATATCAATACCCTGATGTCTGTGCGTATTCAGCCATTGGACATTTTCAGGGATTTTTGAACCTGCCGAGCGTGCCGGCCATACGTCTTGAGCTTCATCTACAATGACAATAGACCCGATATTTTCGGGCTTCTTTATCCATTCGTACATATCATGCGCCGAAAGCTGCTCATCTGTCGATTTCGGCAACTTTTTCGCGTCCGTTTCTATGTAGGTGTGCGGTATCTTCAAGCCTTTGATGTTCGTAAATACTTTACGGCGTATGCCGTTTTCATCAGGCTTAAACATTTCATCGCCTGCCATCATGGAAACCATTTTTAATGTTTTCCCTGAACCAGGCGTGCCTGTTATCAAACAGATCTCTGCCATTTATTTTTTCTTCCCGATTGAGGTTGCTAGTTTTGTCATTTGTTTAAATGACAGAATAAAGGCGATCGCACCAAACAGGATATTAAGAACGGTTCCACCGCCGCTTATATAAAAAAGCTGCAACATCGCTTGAGGCGCGCCCGTTATGCTATTGGTTATCGCCTGCTGAAAATGGGCTACCAATCTATCCACCCCTGAATAGGTTACCGCCATCAAGCCTAATGCAGTCAATATACGGCCTGCCACGCTCATCAAAAGCGGAATCAATGCGGCCAACAATTTCATTTGCTATCCCTTTCTTAAAAGGCACGGTTGCCTCATTAAACAAATGTTTCTTAATCTGAAAGATTTTGCGCCGCATTCGCGGCGCGGCGGCGCTGTGGGGACACCCCCCTCGCGCTTATCGCCAATCCCCCCGCGCTTCTCGGCTATTTGCGACATTCGTCGCAAAGTGCGCTGCTTCGCCTGCCTTTCGGCCAAAGTTTCCGAAGCTGAACGCTTTGCGGGGGACTAGTCCCCCACACCCCCTAGTCTCACTTGCGACGCCGCGGGGGCAGGGGGACGGCGCAAAAGGCGCGCGCCTTACCACCTGCCCTTGCGGCAGAGTGTATTTCTTTGTCCGAGCGGCAAGGGGTATCCATAAAGAATCATAAAGGCGAAAAAAACCCGCCTTTACGATTCTTTACGGACATCCTCCCCCTGCCTGAACAAAGGTTACTGAAGCCCGGCGGTGCTTCGCCTGCCTTTTACCATGGCTTCCGCCCAGACCGGCGGTACTTCGCCTGCCTTTCGGCCGTGGCTTCCGCCTAAGCCTAGCGGTGCTTCGCCCTGCCTTTCGGCCGTGGCTTCCGCCCAACCGGCGGTGCTTCGCCTGCCTGTAGCCTGGCTTCCGCCTAGCTCGGCGGTGCTGCGCCTGCCTGTAGCCTGGCTTCCGCTCAGACCGGCAGTGCTGCGCCTGCCTTTCGGCCGTGGCTTCCGAAGCTGAAAGGCTTTGCGGGGACTAGCCCCCGCACCCCCAGTCTCACTTGCGACGCCGCGGGGGCAGGGGGAACGGCGCAAAAGGCGCGCGCCTTACCACCTGCCCTTGCGGCAGAATGTGTTCTTTTGGCGGGGCGGCAAGGGGTATCCAAAAAGATTTATAAAGACGATAAAGCCGTCTTTACAAATCTTTCTGGACGTCCTCCCCCTGCCTTGGTACAAGTTACTGAAGCCCGGCGGTGCTGCGCCTGCTAGACTTCACGAGATACTGTGCGGATACAAAAAAAGGCGGCAACCGCCCAAGCAAGGGCGAGAAGCATGTACCTTAGCCGTTCGGCTATGGTACATGCGTTCTCAAAGCTGAACGCGAACTGCCTGCTTGAATCAAGCACAGTCACTGTGAAAGTGACAGGTGCGGGACACTGTGCGGAATCTTGAAAGATTCCTGATTTCTGAAACTCTACATTGACGGTTTCAGACGGCAGATTTAAATCTTCTGCCGGATTGGACTCGGGCAGCCTGTCGCAAGCGAGAATGTCGGGGAAGAATTTGCACAAAAGGCCGCCATCTTTGCCGTCCTTTCCGTCTTTGCCGTCCCTGCCGTTTGTGCGTCCCGGAACGGCGGGGGAATCGGGTCTTGTGCCGGGCTGTCCGTCCGTATCGGGATTTGCATCGGGATTCAAATCGGGGTCGGGTTCGGGATTGGGGCTCGTGCCGGGGTTCTCATTGGGGTTCGGGTTGTTTGCGGGGTTTTCGGCGGGCGATACTTCGGGCAGCGGCTGTGCGTTCGGTGCTTCCGCGCTTCCGGGGGTCAAGTCGGGACGCGGGATTACTTGAACATCCACCGTGGTGTTGCCTTGCGAATCCCTGCCGAATGTTGCGACAACCTGAACGGGATTCCCGTTCCTGTCCGTGACGGGACCCATATTCACTTTTGTTCCGGGTGCGACTTCTACTTTTTCGGAATAACCGGGATAACCGGTTGCCTTTATGTATTTGTCGGGATTGGCATCGACTTTCAACGATAAAATCTCTTCCAGCTTTTTGGCATCCATTTCTTCTTTGTATTTCGGATTGCGGATAAGGGAAAAATTAGCCCCATTTCTGAAATCATCACCTTTATTGACCGAACAATCTCCGCCGTTCCAATCAAATGTGCAACTATTTAAAACAAAATTATTCCAATCCAAAGAACTTAATTTATTCAGTTCTTCTTTATGCCAATTCCAAAACGGACGTGCCAGCCTATACATTTGGCTTTCCATCAATTCTTTAACTTCGGGGAATCTGCTGTAATCGGACATAAGGCGCATAATCGAACTGTCAACGCCGTAGCAGCCATAGGTTCTATTAATACGTCTTTCGTCTTCGTACCAAAGGCAATTACTATATTCGTAGCCTTTTACAAATTTGTCGGTTTCGGTGTCGTATTGGTAGCCTCGTGCCTGTATGTCTTCTTTGAAAGTTTCGTATACGTCATGGGCTAAAAGGGCTGTTCCGACATAGGGAACCGCCCTTGTGCTTAATTTCGCGCCTAAGCGGGCAAGTTTGCCGACCCCCGCCAATACGCCAGCGCGGGAAACTGATGAAGATACAACCGAACTAACTTTACCCGTACTTGATGCTCCAGTAGATACATGCCTAACTTTTAAATCTTGAGCTTCTGAAGTTAAATATCTTCCCGATTCTCTATCAAATACACCTTTCCAAATTCTTCTTCTTTTGTCATCTGAACCTCGAATACCTAAATATCTGCCATCATCATAAACTTCAACCCTATCAAATTTACCCGGAGCATTTACTGATGCCAATGCAAATTTAGATACAAAAAAACTAAAGCATAGGATAATCTTTAAAAAATTTCGCCCTAGGATAATAAACATAACATTTTGCTTCATCTAATTTAATTAATAATGTAGAAGAATCAGGGAATTGAATTTCTATAAAATCTCTATCATAACGATGAAAGAAATTCCTAAAAATATCAAATGAAAACGAAGTTTTAAAAACCCCTTTTCTAATCAATTCCCTATAATAAATTAACGCTTGTGGTAAATCTCTATAAATATGTGAATCAGTTTGAAATTTAACTAAATGATATTCAGAAATAAACATAATTCGGACCTTTTAAAACACTCTAAAAAGCCGATTCTACCAACCGTTACCAAAACAGCCAAGCAACAGACAAAGCCAAGAAGAAACCGAGAAGAAACCAGAAATCTATAATCATCAATCAGTCCCAACCTTGCCTATGTCTTTTAAAAAATTAATCAGAAGCCTGAAACCGTAAATGACTACAAACAGAATTAGAACCGTCGAACCGACATAAGAACCTTGCTTTATCTGCTCAAAATTGGAACATTCCGGATAAGACAACGTAACCGGCTTTCCGTTCAAAATCCATTTATCGCCCACCCTTTCCGGCCTGATGATTTTTCCGTCCTGGGTAACAGTAGGAGGAAGGGACGACAATAAATAGTCGTCTGCCTGCAATCTTGTATCAAAACAATTTATGCCGACACGATAGCCCATTTATGCGCCCCTTTTTCTTCACTCTGTTTATTTGACAGATTTGATCATGCTCCAAGCCATCTTGAAGCCTTGGATTGCCAAGATGACCGTAATGGCCGCCATACCCACGGCGGAAACCATTGCCACAAAACCCATGATTACATTCGCCACTTGCGTACCAATCGCGGATGCATCAAAGCCATCTGCCATAACAATAGCCGGTGTGAAGATACCAGCTGCCAACAATGCTTTTACAGCATATTTTTTAACGATGTTCATCGTTTTTTTCCTTTTTTTGATATTTAAAATAAGACGACTTCTTGACTTGCTTCATCCGGACGAAGTCTTTTCCGAATCTCGTTTTTAGCCGATAAAATAGAGGATTGCGAAAAGAAAAAGAAACATACAGACCACCCAGCCGATAATTAGTGTTGCAAGGTTCATTTTCATGATATTTTTCCTTTGTTGCGGGCTTTGTGAAAGGTTAACAGACCGCCCGCCGAGCCTGTTTTTCTTTTATTCCGATTTTACGAAGAACTGAAATATCTGGAATCCTCCGCCC